CATCATCTGCTTGAATGTTTATTTGTTTGTCGTCTGCACTACTTCTGATATATAAATGCCCAGTTTGGTTGGTAATATATCCATGATTTCCAGTATGTTGAATTTTTATATCTTCATCAGAGCCAAGTTTAAGTATACCACTATCTATAAGTTTTAAATGATTTCCGTCTATAGTAACATTTGTTGATGCAGCCATAGTGTCTGCTCCAGTAGCTTGTAAAACTCTACCACTTGCTCCATTAGACATAAAGTCTGATACATCTACTGATATAGCATCTGCTGCTACATCAATACCAGTACCTGCTCCAATGTTTAAAGTTGCTGCACCTGAAGTAGCACCGCCAGTTAATCCTGATCCTGCTACAACAGATGTTATATCTGAATCTGAAGGGTTAGTTAAATCGACAATATCATTTGAATCTCTTATATATAATTTGTTAGCACTTCTGTCGTATGCTAATTCTCTATCTACGATATTACTGGTAGTAGGTGTACCACTACCAGCCTTTATCTTAATAGTATTTGCCATAGCGTTCTCCTATATTAGTATGTTCCGCCATCAACAGTAGCGCCATCTAAAGCGCCAGTAAGAGTAAGTGTGCTAAAAGTAGCTCCACCTAAACTTCCACTAAACACTTCACTTGAATTTGATGCGTCAGGAATATATTTAAATAAACCATCACTATCATCATATCCAAAGAAACCAACTTTTGCTGCACTACCTGTATGATACCTAAATTCGACACCTCTGTCTTTGTTATCATCACTACTTGGGGCTGCATCGCCACCAAGGGTAATAATGGGATCATCTAATGTTGTAGTTGTTGAATTAACAGTAGTTGTTGTTCCATTAACAGTAAGATTACCACCAACAGTAAAGTTACCTGTAGAACTACAATTACCTGCTAAAGCAACATTGTCTTCGATTTTAGCTGCTGTAACATTGTTATCTGCAATGTGCGCTGTATCAATAGAACCATTAGTATAATGCTCACTATCTATAGCGTCATCTGCAATTTTAGCTCCAGTAATAGCGTCTGCTGCGATTTCCGCAGTTACCACACCACCAGCTTTAATTGTTACAACTCCACTCGATACATCGAAGTTATCACTATGAAATGATGCAACCCCTTTTGCACTTGTGCTTGCAAAAATATTACTATCAGTAACATCTAGTGCTAATGTAGAAGCGTTATTATTAGAATTACCCGAAGCTGCTGTTTTACTAATACCATTACCAGCAGTTAAGTCTTCTAATGTAGGTAAATGAAATACCTCTACACTTGAATTATTATGTCTACCAATATATAGTTTTTTACCAGCCTGGTTTAATGCTAATTCACCACTACCTAAAGTTCCAGGAGCAGCGTTCGTTGAATTATTACTATGTCTTTTAATTTGAACTGTATTTGCCATATCTTATCCTATGTATATGTTCCACCCTCAAGGGTTTTATTACTTAAAGATTGACTTGAACTCACATCTACTATATCGTCACTATTTGTTCCTCCAACAGTTTTGTCATCTAACTGATTTAATTCAGTTGCTGTAGCAGTAACGCTGTTTAATTTCGATAAATCAGATTGTGTAACTCCACTATCTTTTACTTTAGATAAATTGGTGTCAATCTCTGTACCTGAATGTGCTGATGTATAATTTGCCATATCTATTGAATAGCTAATAAGATGACATTAATCTATGTCTAATTCTTTATAAAGATGTTTATCGGTCATTCTTTTAGTACCTCTTCCTATATCATCTGATATAATCATAGGTCTTCCCATCAGTCTTGTTATTTTTCCATTTTTTTTACAATTATGGATTGTTGGATCGCATTTAGTAAGCTTAGGCTCACTCATACTTTGTTTGATTTCAAATTGTTTTCCACATGAACATTTGTAGTCGTAAATAGGCATAATTCTCCTTGTAGTAGAGGGGAGCGAAAGCTCCCCTCATTGCGTTACTTATGGATTTTCAAAATTAACGATTCCCATCGCTGTGCTACTAGCCGCGTGTGATAAAGCTGCACCGAAAAGAACATCAGCAACAACGCTTGTTGCTAAGTGATCAATATCGTATGAACTTTGTACACGAGGAGCTAATTGCTGTGCGAAGTAAACAGACTGTCTATTAAAGATAGTTGCTACTTCATCCCCTGTTCCACCATCTACATCGTAGTCAGTATAAACGAAGACTGGCATTCCATAAGCTGTAATAATATTACCAGAAGCTAAAGGATTTGCTGCATCCCCTCTCTTTTGGGCTTCTGTGAAGTCACCTAAAGCGAGTAATGACATATACAAATCTGGAGATGTATAAAAGAATGTCTCTCCATCTGTATAATCGTGTCCTGCATCAAGAAGTTTTTTAAGACCACTTCTGATGTTAGCTGTTGTAAATGTGTTGTCTGTACCAAGAGCCACACTATTACCTGAAGCACTTTGAAGAACATCGACCATTAAGTAGTTCTCTACTTTTTTTGCAAGAGCGTAACCCATTGACTGGGCGTAAGCATCAAACAAATCAGCAGATTCTTGAACACGAACAATGTCTTCAATTCTTTTTGCTTCATAGTGATGTTGGTCAACTGATAACTGAATAACACCATCGGTATTATTTGTGTAAGTTACTGCACTTCCTGCACCCTTAGCTGCAGCAGTTTCTTCAGTAACTTTAGGAATATTAAGAATATCCCCGCCACCTGACAACATACTTGAGAAATCTAATACTTGATTTCTTAACTGAAATTTTCTTTCAGCATAATCAAGAATTGCATCTCTCCACATTTCTGGAATAAAATTAGCTGCTGTAGTTGTTGTTACATTACCATTTGCCATTTTTATTCTCCTTTACTATTTATAGCTATCTACTATGCTCTTCCAATTTTTACGCCTTTGATCTTTTGACATATCGGTAAAAGGTTCTTGTTGCAAGTTCATGTTAGTAGAAGCTGTTTCCTGAGTTGCAGCAGGTTTTTCTTTAACATTCATATCTACAAATTTTTGTAGTTTATTTAAAGGTAAGTCTGTTGCAATCTCTTTTTGCTCATCAGATAATTTTTCCATAAGATTCGACCTCATCTCACCCTGAAAATTATCATATTCATCCGCTTTTGATTTGTATGTATCGCGCTCCTGCGATAAGCGTTCAGATAACTCTTTGTATTGCTCTTTCTCTTTAAGTTGAGCCTCGTCAATATCTTTTAACTGAGCCTTAACAGATATAAGCTCCTCACGAAGCTTTGCTTTATCTTGACGATGTTTTTTGGCTTCATATACTAATTCACCAATTTTGTTATCTGATTTTGTTTCTTGAGTCGAATCTGACTCTACTTGATCGTTGACCATTTCCTGGCCGAGTGCTTTGTCTTCTGACATTATTACTCCTATACTATTGTTATATTTACTTTAAAAGGCTTTTTGTTGCGCAATATTTTTTGCAAGTTGCCCTTTGTATTCTTAGTAAAATCGTTTACAAGAATCTTCTCTGTGGACTTTGGTATCCTTCTTTTACCTGAATCTTTTGCATATACATAATTACCTGATGTAGACGCGGTGTGCCTGGAAGACAGTCCTCTTGGCAGGTCTTTCACAGGTAAATAGGTTATGAACTTGTACACTATTTTTTTTGATGATGTACTTCTTTTATCTACTGCAAAACTATTGTACATTTTTCCAGACAAGAAAAAGTCTGAATTGTTAGGTGCGCCTGGCACTTTTCTTTGTTTTCTTTTTTTATATTTTTCGCTTAAATCTTTCGTTCTATTCCCATATATATTTTTACCACTTTTTAAAGTATCTCTATGGTCTTTTGCTGCCCTACTTCCTGTAGATACATTTTGTTGTTTAGTAGGAAACATTTTGTCAAATTTTGTTTTAGCCATTGCTTCTCTTATCAAAGTATTGTTTTTGTGTTTTTATGCTCAATGATCTACCTTTTTGTTTATATCTCTTTTTTAAGTCAGAAAATTCTCTTTTTGCGTCACTTACTAACTCTTCATCTTGATTAGTCGCTACATCCCAATACCCTCTACAGTTAGGCCCGCCTCTATCTGCAAATGCTCCTGGAAAGTTTCTTTCAACTTCTTTTCTTGTCATAGGACCAAAAGAAACTATTTTTGTGCAGATGTTTCTAGTTTTACTATCAATAGGGTTTATAAAAACATACTTAGTGTCTTCAGGGGCGGTTTCTGCTAATGATTGTGTCACTAAATTAGCATAATCAGCTATTTGTGTTTGAACGAAGGTAGAAATACTAGTTGATCTTAAAAAATAGTCTCTTAATACTAAGTTTTTAATAGCTGAAGCATCTTGTCCAGCAGATATACCTCTTATTACAGAAAGTTTTACCTTGTCACCTAATGAAACAGAATAATTTCTAATTAAGTTTTCATTAGCTAGCCGAAAAGCAAGCAATCTTGATTCATCAATATTTCCAAAAAATCTTAAATCGTCAAGTACAGAATCTATTCTAAACATGTATTGATTAATTGCACTTTCTATTGCTAAGTCTTGTAACCAGTAATCAGCTACTACTAAAGCTCCTAATGCAACAATAACTTGATTAGAATTGTTGTTTTCTTCTAATTCTTTAGCGTTATCTACAAATTCATTAACAGCAAGCTCATAAGATTCGGTAAATTCTTCTTTAGCCGCGACAATCGTGTCTTTTATGG